CAACCTTACGGATACAATAAAGATGCACCTGAATCAGTACCCTGGATACCAGTACCCAGATTATCTGATTGGAAACGCATTAAGGCATCATGGGCCGGTGTAAAGATCGAGACACGAACCATGGCACATGCGATATTACCATCCATTATTGCACCAGTAAGGGCACATCAATATTCCAAAGCAATTGAGAAATCAATCATTAGATTACCGAATCTAAGACGTATATTGGACCATCCAATCGAAGCAATTCGATTGATATTTATGGCAAAGAATCACACATCGTGATGCAGCCCAGCTACGTACCTCTACGAACATTAAAATGTCGGAGATTGTGCGCGAAGCAGGCTTCACACCTTATACTGTGTCGATGAGTGCCAATGATAAAGGTTTGGGTGCTAGGTTGTTTTATACGCCTAAAGACCTGTCCATTCCATTTCGTCTGGATGACGTTCCTGAAAATGCTGTATTATTATTCACTGATGTCGATTATTATGCCGATATGAACAAATGGTTGAAACTTTTTAAACCCATGATTATTTATACAATGACCCCTGAAACTGCTGTTTACCGTGGAAAAGATTATTCCTATATAATAAAGGATAACGTAGTACACTATACAGTGTCAGGAGGGGCCACGTATAAGCATCAGATCTGGGATTATAAGGGTGATACTATTTGTATCGTAGGTAGGCATGGGCAACTACTAACTTATCATGTAACACAACATAAGATAGATAAGGACCCCAATCGTCGGTTAATAACTATAATACCTGCAACTATAACTGCTTATCCACATTATTGTTGTCTAAAATACACAAATGGTTTGCGTCGTAGACAGTTTACGTTTGAGAGTAAGAATGGGGGTGTAAAGAAAAACATCCTATATCACTCCATAGACGATACAGTCTCGATAGCTCAAAATGGTTCTCCACATTCAGTTGAACTAAATGGTACTTCTTACCATGCCATTAAAGAACGACTCAGCAATAAAACGGCACCACCCGTTATTGCTGATGTCGAACGTATTCTAGCACAGGATAAAGTGGAAAAACCACATGTACAAGCAGCTATATTATTCAGTTTGATTGATGAGATAGATTATAGTCCCAATATAATCTCAACATCAAAATTGCCAACATTTTATCAACCAATAAAGCCACTGATAACTGAGGATGGATCAAATCTTGGTAAGGCGTTTAGCAACCCTTTAACCAACAATCCGTCTTTGTTTTCTGCACGATCGCATAATTCTGATCATGCAGCAGTGAATGGGCGTGTACTCAATCTGAAAAATGAGGTAGTACCACCGCCTAAATATAAACTTTATTTGGATGAATTTGTGGA